TAATATCTCTTATGCTGTGAAAAAGGTGAAGGCCAGTGGCTAAGGCAATGTTCAAGATGCCGGAGGACTTTATGCTTAAAATCTCCAAGCTGGAAGAAAAAACAGATGAAATTATCCCCAGAGTTCTTGAGGCTGGAGCTGAGGTTGTATACGAGAAGGTGAAGTCCAATCTTGAAGCGGTTGTTGGAAAAGGTACAAAATATGAGTCCCGCTCAACTGGTGAGTTGATTGAATCATTAGGTGTATCTCCTGCCTTGCTTGATAAGAACGGAAATTACAATGTAAAGGTCGGATTTTCTGAACCAAGAAAAGATAGCGGGAGTAACGCAAGGATAGCTAATATTATTGAGTATGGGAAGTCGGGACAGCCACCAAAACCCTTTTTAAAACCTGCAAAGACTACATCAAGGAAACCCTGTATTGAAAAGATGAAATCGGTTCTTGAAAAGGAGATAGATCAGCTATGAATTTATTGTCTGAATTAGGGGTTTTAATAAAAGCGCTAAGTATACCTTTTGAGACCGGCTTCTATAGTGGAATACCACCTAATACATATATTGTAATTACACCTCTAGTTGACTCCTTGGAGGGACATTCGGATAACAGGCCCCGGTACGAAATACAAGAAGCAAGGCTCTCCTTATTTGATAAAGGTAATTATATAGCCCTAAAAAATAAACTAATCCGCACCCTTCTAGATGCGGATTTTTTAGTAACAGATAGCCGGTATATCGGACATGAAGATGATACCGGCTATTTTCATTATGCCATTGATGTGGCAAAGGAATATGAATTGGAGGAATAGATTATGGCCACAATTGGTCTTGATAAGCTATATTATTCAAAAATTACAGAAGCTGCTGATGGTACCGAAACATATGCAACTCCGGTACAATTGGCAAAAGCAATTAAAGCAGACCTTTCTATTGAACTTGCTGAAGCAATTCTTTATGCAGACGACGGTGCTTCTGATGTTGTAAAAGAGTTTAAGAGTGGGAAACTAGCCCTTGGCATCGACGATATTGGTGCAACCGCATCCGGGGATCTGACAGGTGCACAAATAGATGATAATGGTGTGCTCGTTTCAACAAGTGAAGATGGAGGATCACCTGTAGCCATTGGCTTCAGAGCTAAAAAGGCAAATGGAAAGTACCGATATTTCTGGCTTTACAAGGTCAAATTTGGGATTCCAGCAACAAACCTTCAGACTAAGGGTGACAGTATATCGTTTCAAACACCGACTATTGAAGGAACCGTTATGCGCAGAAACAAGTTAGATGGGCAAGGTAATCATCCTTGGAAAGCTGAAGTAAGCGAAGATGAAACAGGAGTACTTCCAGCAACAATAACTGGTTGGTATACAGAAGTTTATGAGCCTGTATTTGCAGCAACACCGGAGGAAGAATAATGGACAATGAAAGAAGCTCGATAATCAAAATAGGTGGTGAGGAATACAGACTAATCCTTACCACCAAAGCTACTAAAGAGATAGCGAAAAGGTATGGAGGCCTTGAGAACCTTGGGTCAAAACTTATGAAGTCGGAGAACTTCGAAATGGCATTAGATGAAATTGTATGGCTCATCACCTTGCTGGCTAATCAAAGTGTCCTTATAGATAATCGAATGAATAATGAGAAGAAGCCTCTCCTCACAGAAGATGATGTAGAGCTTCTGACCTCTCCACTTGAGTTGGCGACTTATAAGGAAGCAATAACAGAGGCTATGTTCAAGGGAACTAAAAGGTACATAGAATCAGAGGAACCGGAGCAAAAAAACTCACAGGTCGGGTAAGTGAGGAAGAATTGTTTGCCCGACTTATTTTCTATGGTGTATCTCTCCTCCATCGCTCTGAGCAGGAGGTTTGGCTGATGCCAATCGGTCATTTGCTTGACCAGTGGGAAGTCTACAAACAGTTTCACGGTTTGGTAAAACAAAAGCGTGAGATGTTCATAGATGAAATTGTCCCTGTTGGCATTTGAAATATGGAGGCTTTTATGGTACGCTTTACTATTATTAGGCAGATAAACAAGGATCTGTTTGATTCTAGGAGAGCTGTTATATGGAAAGTAAATACACAATAAAAGAAATAATTAGTGAGCTAGATAAATCTAAATACGCAGGTAGGTATCAGATCTATGATACCTACCTAGAACAAAACGAAACAAGATGGAAATATAAATATCGTCTAAAATATGAGGAAAAATTAAAGAATGATGAATTAAGACATTTTGCTTTTATAAAATTTTATTTAGACGAAAAAGAAGAAAAAGTTGGCCTTGTCGCTGGGAAAAGTGCTTCCAAAACCGTAATAAGAAAAAGTGACTTAAATTTTTCAATGAATCCTAATCATGGTCCAGCAAGGCGATGGCTTATAAAAGAAAAAAAAGAATGGTGTAAAACAGAGCTAATAATAATCGGTGCAAATGCTGAAGACATTAAAGATAACCGTAAAGAGGCTTTTCAAATAGAAAGAGAGTTAAAAGATATGTTTAATTTATGTGGGAGTTAATTGTGGCTACTTGTTTTTCTAAAGATTTGTAAGATTAAAGATATTATTTACAATTTGCACAGTTTAATAATGTATAAGTATACCCGCATGACTTAATTAGGAGCAACCGAAAGGCTGTTCCTTTTTTATGCCAAAAAATCAATGAGGAGGTGTTTAAGTGGCAGATAATTTCGGTTTAAAGATTGGCCTTGAAGGCGAAAAAGAATTCAAGAATGCCTTACGGGATATTAACCAGAGTTTCAAGGTCTTAGGCAGTGAAATGAACTTAGTATCTTCTCAGTTTGATAAGCAAGACAAATCCATTCAAGCTATAACTGCCAGAAATGCTGTCCTCAATAAAGAAATAGATGCTCAGAAAGATAAAATTTCTACCCTCGAATCTGCCTTGAAGAATGCCGCTGAAAGCTTCGGAGAGAATGACCGCCGTACTCAGAATTGGGCCGTACAGCTTAACAATGCCAAAGCAGAACTCAATGGGATGGAGAAAGAACTTGAACAGTCTGCAGATAGCGCGGACGATCTTGGTGATGAACTCAAGGATGCAGGCGACACAGCAGAGAAATCTGGTGGTAAGTTTGAAAAACTAGGGGGTATTTTGAAGGGTGTCGGCGCGGCTATGGGAGCTGCTGCAGTTGCTGCCGGTGCTGCCGCTGTAAAGCTTGGCAAAGAGGTGATCCAGCAATTCGGTGAATTGGAGCAGAATATTGGCGGCTCTGAGGCTGTCTTCGGTGAATATGCTGCTTCAATACAAAAGACCGGTGAAGAAGCATATAAAAACCTTGGCGTATCACAAAGCGAGTATCTTGCCACAGCAAATAAAATGGGGGCGTTGTTCCAAGGCTCGGGAATTGAACAGCAAAAAAGCCTTGAGTTGACCGAGAAAGCCATGCAGAGGGCTGCAGATATGGCCTCTGTCATGGGTATTGATATGCAAATGGCGCTTGACTCGGTAGCGGGTGCGGCAAAAGGTAATTTTACAATGATGGACAACTTAGGTGTTGCCATGAACGCTACAAATATCGAAGCCTATGCCCTTGCAAAAGGGCTGGACTTTACTTGGGCGAGTGCTACGCAAGCAGAAAAAGCCGAAATAGCAATGCAAATGTTCTTCGAGAACACTGAGCAGTATGCAGGAAACTTCGCAAAAGAATCAACACAGACCATTTCAGGATCAATTGGGCTTATGAAAGCTGCACTCGGCTCATTTACAGCTGGACTAGGCAATGCTGATGCAGATATGACAAATCTTACACATAACCTTGTTGATGCTTTTAAAGCTGTGGTGCAAAACATAGTACCTGTTTTGGAGAATGTCGTGGCTGCACTGCCTGTAGCCACTGGAGCAATTTTATCAGCAATTGGTGGTATGCTTCCCATGCTCCTTGAAACCGTCACAGAATTGTTCAACCAAGTACTTAATACACTACTTACCCTCTTGCCTGAACTCATTCCTGCAGTTGTAGAAGCCATTATGACGATCACAGGAGCGCTTATAGATAATCTGCCTCTGCTTATAGCTGCGGCGGTGCAACTTGTAACGGCCTTGGTACAAGGCATAGGAAATGCGCTGCCTAAACTGATTCCGGCGGCAGTTACCGCAATCACGACGATTGT